AGTTCCACCATTAGCAGCAGACACAAAGTCTGTTGGGATTGTAGGCTTATTTAAAATAAATGCATCGCTAGTAGTAGTTGTCTCATCCCAGTCAGCCTGAACGTTTGCCTCAGCATCTGACGGTGCGTGAGCAGCCTGTGAATGCGTATACGCAGTATCGTAGTTAGTTTTATTAGTTGTTGTTAATTGATCTGTTGTCCATACCTGTGCCCAGTCTGTTTGCCAAGTTCCATTCTTCTTACTTTTTATATGTAGAGTTCTGTTATGGAAATCTTGAAAAGACGCTGTCGCCCAAAATGATGAATCCCAATACTTTATAGTAAGCAATCCATCTGCTGCCCCTGTAGGTTCATCGTCAGCCTCACTTACATCCCAGATATAAACACCTGATGTAGTAATTGTATCAAGGTCGTCTGAGTACCTTGCGTGTGTTCTTAAGTATCTTCCATCGTGATTATGAGTACTCGGAGTAAACGTAGAAGGTTTATTTTTAATATAAGCGTCACTTGTTGTAGTGGTTTCGTTCCAGTCCGCCTGCACATTCGCTTCAGCGTCTGTAGGAGCGAAAGATGTTGGTAATCCAGATATGTCTACTCCATCAACTGTGGCATTTGCTGCCATTACAATATTTCCTTTAAACTCTGCGTTTTTGCTTTTATCTAGCCTAAGAACAAGGTTTGGTGAGTTAGCACCTCCTGAATCTGTGTAAAATTCTAAATACCCATCTGCTGTATTTCCAGTGCTGTCTGTACCACCTTTAATAGCCGCTCTTAATGTTTTGTTATAACTACTACTACCATAGTAATTATCTGTAAATGTAATTATAGAACCTTTTTGATCTGTATCACTTTCCCAAGTGTTAAATAAATCAAGATGAGCGTTATTTGCTGATATGTTAGTTTGAGTAATATGTTGTGATTCTCTGTTTATTGTTAATCTACCCCCTGCTGTTAAAGTACTTGAGAAAGAACCTGCGGTTGCTGTCAACCCTTGGATTTCCATATTTTTATTAACCTCTATATGCTCACCACCATTAGTAGTAATAAACCTCATATAAAGATCAGTGCCTTGTTTAAACTCTACAGCAGCACCTGCGTTATCACTCATTAATATATCTACACCACCACTTAAAGTAAGATCTGCGTCTATGGTAACCGCACCATTAAAATAACTTGTTCCATCATTGTAGAAATCATAATTAGCATGAACATCAGTTGACTTTACAGCAAACTTTCCTGAAACATTACCAGAAGACATTTTTGCATGGTCTGTAATTACCAAACTATCAGAAAAGGTCCATCTAGTGTTAGCCTCATCCCATATTAATGTTGCGTTAGATCCTACAATAGTAATTCCTGAACCTTGACTAGATGCCTCGGTACCACCATAATTTAGTGATATATTTTTGTCCTCTACATTTAATGTAGCAGTATTAATTACAGTTTGACTACCATTGACAAATAAATCACCGCCAACAGTAACGTCTCCATTACTTGTATAAGTATCAGATGTAACTAATAAATGTCTTTTTGATGATGTAACTGTAGCCATATTATCTTAATCTTTTACGAGTTATTTTAAATTTAATGTTTGAGTTTTTAGCAGCGTCATGCATAGAACCGTATGATACAGTTAAAGGACCTCTATTACCTACATAATATGGAGCCCTGTCTGGTCTACCACCTGCTACTATTTTTACTCTTAATTCTGTTCCAGTAGTTGTAAATGTATGTGCCTCATCAGAGGTTCTATCATACGTTTCCCAAGTACTACCATTATTATTAGATACATATACAGTTAAGGTACAGTTTGCAGGAACCTTAAATAAGTCTGCATTACCTATAAATACCATATCAACATTTGCACTATTAGCCAGTGTAAATGTACCATGAACTAATTCCCAATTACCAATTAATTCATTCGGATCATCATCTTCATCCCATATAGCAAACGAATGACCATCAAGACCATAACCCATTTGTATCCAATATTTTGTTCCGTTTGCAGAAGACATTAAGACCATAGGTGTGCCATAATCTAATCTAAGAGATCTACCCCGACCTCCTGTTGTTGTGTCCTCTACAGCACCATCGTGTCTTAATACAGTAGCGGTTTGCTGATTATCCCAATCAACAAAACCTCTTATTGTAGCCCAACCTCTGTCTGCATGTGTTGGACAATGATCAGGATATCCAGGACTTTTATCCATAGGTGTACCAGATGTTTTTTGATACTTAGTACCAAACCTAAAGTTCACAGGAAATTCTAAATTATTTGTCCATTGATTATATAACTCCACTCTTTTTATAACTGTTGGAGCATTTCCTGACATACATGGTGTAATATTTAATTTTAACAGCCTTGTACTTCCACCTACACAAACTATGTTAGGTTCATTTACAGGGTCTGGTATAAACAAACCTTTTTCATATGCATCATCTCCTTCACCTGCATCTGAAACATCACACCAAACTAATTCTGGTGTTGAGGTAGATGCATCTAATACAAGATTAAAACTTCCGTTATAATGAGGCATATAAAAAATTCTATCGTTTATCTCATCATAAAAAATAGTGTACCTATATGCGTTTCTATCCATTGCAGCAGAACCAGATTTCATATTACTTGAAGACGTTGCATCTAATCTTTCTTCAGTACCAGTGTTTAGATTTCTTCTCATTACTTTTTTGTAATGATGAGCGTCATGATCTCCTGCATAAATCCATTCACCCGCTGCACATAAACCTCCTTCGTAACTTGTACCAACTCTGTTGACATATCCATTACTATGGTCTTGAGACCCTATGAAACTATCAGGATTACTATGAGAAGGTCTAGAGTCTTTAACAAAAGTAGTCCCTCCGTTTGTACAACCACTATAATCAAAAGTTGTGTAACCCTCTACGTTGTAGGTCATTACAACTCCTAGTTTATTTACTTTATCTATAGCAACAGACTGTAAGTGATTATAAGTAGAACTTGTGTCTCTGTATAAAAATTGATTCTCCCAATATATCCTAGTTAAAGTACCATCGTTGTTTAGTCTACGAACAGCAAAACCATCACCCCAACCAACTGTAAAAAGCAAGTCACCATCTATTTCGTAGCCACTTGTAAAACCAATAACTCTATCTCCACCATCATAATCACCACTACCTGATTTACTTTTATAATTAGACATACCTCCCTTATGTACAGGAAGGATACCAAACTGTCCTCTACAGTGAGTTATCATACATCCTGTTGTAGATATATCATTATCTTTAGTAAGTCTTACAGTTTTAAATGCCATCTATTTCGTTTATTTTATCTTGTGCTTCTTTTAAGCCTTGTTTTAATAATCTATAATGTTGTTCGTCTGGAACACCTATGTTCTCTTCACACTCTATATCTTTTAATCTTTGGTTTTTAACCCAAGTCCAAAATTGTTTGTTTTCTCCTCCTCTCATTATGCTATTGTTGTTTCTACCCAAAATTGATGGTAGTTACCATTATTTGCTCCACTGATCTGATACATGTAACTGGTGTTTAAACCAGAATATATTAGAGTTGCAGAAGATCTTGATAAACTACCTTGAGTAGCGTGTTCATGTTTATATACATTGTATGCTGATACAAACCTTGCGTTTGCACTAGGCGGATCCCACTGTACATAATAAGCAGTATTTAAATTAACTACGCTCATGTTAGTAGGTTCTAGTGGTGTTGTTACAGAGTAAGACTTACTACCTGTTAGAGGTGATGAGTATACTCCGTTTTTAACCGCATACACTCTATATGCTTGTGTTCCTGTTGCATCAAATGAATCGTCAATTATTGACATGGTCGCCCCAAAATCAGCAGGAGGAATCACAGATATCAATCCATAATCCCCACCATCTACAGAACTAAATACTAAATAGTAATCTATATTAGTTGTTGTAGATGCTGTAAAGGTTACATTGATTGTACTGTTTACAATTGTTGTTGAAAGATTTGTAGGTGCGTTAACGGTTAAAGTGTATTTTTTGGCTCCAACAAAAGTATCTCTAGCAAAACTAATTAAGGTTGTAGAAAATGTTGCGGTAGGATCTGCATTATGCGTTGCTCCATTACCTATTTGAACAGTTCCACCTCCGTTTGTTATATAAAAAGCACCTCTGTTCCCATTTAAACCATACCCACTAAATCTAGCGTTTCCATCTGCAGGGACTGCATTTGTTACATCAATATCATCAGCAATAAATACATTAGCGGCTTTTACTTGACCTGCAAAAGATGCATTTCCATTTTCTGATCCATCTAAAGTTAAAGCAACTACATTTGTTGAATTATCCTTAACTCTAAATTTTATGTCTTTATTATTTGCGTTGTTTGCAATATATAAAGTATTTCCTGTATCTTTTTCTATAAAAGAATCTTGGTCACCATTTATATTTAAAACTGAATTTAAGCCTGTAGCGGGTGCTATTGTTAAAGCACCAGTAAGAGTACCTCCACCAATAGGCAAGTACAACCCATCATGATCACCATGGTCTGTAGGTATTGTAGGTTTGTTAAGTATAAGTGCATCTCCACTTGTTGCATTCCAGTCCGCCTGCACATTCTTTTCAGCATCAGTAGGGGCGAAGGAAGTTGGTAAGGAACTTATATCTACACCATCAACTGTTCCTGCTACAGTAATATTTCCAGTAACGTCTAATGAATCATCAACTTTTACACTACCAGATCCGGATGAAAGAGCAAGTTGATAATTAGAAGCGGTTTCTATTGCTCCACTTGCGTGAAGTCTTAGTGCGTCAGGATCGTTAGTACCATGTATACTTACATAATCACCATAATTATTATCATCTGATGGCACTAAGTGTAATACACCTTCGTTTCGTTCGTCTGGACTAGAACTCTCAGATGTTTCATGCATTATAAATCCAGGATCGTTACTGCTTGTGCCTGCGTTAAAATATATGTATGATTTATCTGTTGATGTATCTGAAAATGTATCTGCTAGACTTGCTGTACCATTCTCAGTATATATATCTATTCTAGGGTTATTTCCTGTTTCTCCAACATATAAATGATCAAAATGTCCTTCAGCCCACTTACTTGTGTTTGATCCTATATCATAATTAGAGTCAGCGTCAGGTAATAAATCTCCTGTTAAAGAACCTCCACCAATAGGTAGATATAACCCATCATGGTCTCCATGATCAGTAGGTATTGTAGGCTTGTTCTGTATAAAAGCGTCACTTGTTGTAGTGGTTTCGTTCCAGTCCGCCTGCACATTCGCTTCAGCGTCTGTGGGAGCAAAAGTTGTAGGCAATGCTGATATATCTACACCATCAACCGTTGCACCTGATGACATCACTAAGTTACCTGCAACTGTTAAGTCACCATAAAAGTTAGCATTAAGATTACTAGAAAGCATCATAGCGGTTCGTATATCACCACTAGAGTTTCTTAATTGAACCTTCATCCTAGTAGGAGCATTGTTTACGCTAGATAAATCCCATGTTCCATCTCCTTCGTAAATAATGTTACCACCAGTAGTATAACTAGTACCTTCATCATTTGTGGAGGCAAAATTTATTTTTCCAACATCGTCTCCTGCTGTTATTGCAGCATCTTTTCTGAAATTTACGCTACTTGTAGAAGTGTTTTGAAAGTGAACATTTGTTTGTCTAAAATAAGTTGTATTAGGAAGAAACTCAACAACATTTGCTGCATCAAGTTGAAATCGCATTCTTGAAGAAGCAATACCATCAGCAGAATCAAGTGCAAAAGTCATGTAGGTATTTGCTACATCTATTTTTCCTATATTGTCTGGATCAGGAGAATCATCAGTTAAGGTTAAAGTAGGTGAAGAAGGGTGTTTTATTGTTACGTTCCCTCCAAAAGTTCCACCGCTTGCTTTTGATACAAAATCTGTAACAGCCGCAGGTATTGTAGCACTACTAAAAGCAAGAGAACCTAAAGTTCTTTTTTGAACCTCGTCTCCTGACATAACCAACGCAGTCGTTGAAGATGTATTTGTGCTAAGTGATTTTAACTCAAGCGTTCCCGCTAAGTCAATTCCATGTAAGAATTGTACTGCCATTTCCTGCTATTTATTATGATGCAGCAGAAAGAACGTTTACGGTTATTGAATCCGCTGTCTGACCTGATGCGAAAATTATTTTAACATTACTATTGTCTACTATTTCCACTTCACAATGAACCAATTTGCTAGACTTATATGTTTGAACAATTACGTTTTGTGTACCTAAACTATGTTGAAAAGTAAAGTTTGTATCATTATCTGCCGCAGGTCCTGTTCCGTTTGCTGCCTTATTTTTTACTGTGTCTAATGCAATAGATACATCCCCAAGATTTGTCATGGTTCCAGAACCAGTGACATCTCCGGTTAGTGTTATTGTTGGATCTTTTGTTAGAGCAAAATCTAATGTATTATCAGATGATTGATAAGTTACTGATAAACCTGTTTCTGTATTTCCAGTAACCATCGCACCAACTAAAGCCTTAACACCATCATCTGATCTTAATTGATTAGTTAAAGCAATAGTACCATCTGCATTAGGAAGGTTGATTGTTCTGTCCGCTGTTGGATCTACAATAGATAGTGTAGTTTCATGTGCGTCTTGTGATGCACCCTCAAAGACAAAAGCATTTTGAACATTAATCTCTGTTTGGTTTACTGTTACTGTTGACCCCTCTACATTAAGATTACCTTTAATTGTTACAGTATCAGTAGTAGCGTTACCTAAAGTAACATTACCATTAACCCCTAATGTTCCATCAATGATAGCATTACCATCAATTTGTATATCATTAAATTGTACATCCGCATTATCTGCAACATCTTGACCAATAGAAATTTCACCTGAATTAGAAAGAGTAACTCCAGTACCTGCACTCAAATAAGACTGTACGTCCGCATCTGTGTATTGCGTGATAGTGGTTGATATTGCTCCGTTGCTAATAGAAATACCTGTGCTTCCCGAAAAATGTGCTCTTACTTCTGACGCACTAGGTCCTGTATATGTAAATACACCTGTGGAATTGTCATAAGTAAAACTACCATCTCCACCTGCATCTGTTGCAGAAAGCATTCCCCTTACTTCAGAGGCAACAAGTTCATCCTGTAAATTCAACCATGCAGATCCATCATAAAACTGGAACTTACTTAATGTAGTGTTGAAAATTACATGACCTGCTGCTTTGGTCATTGCATCTCTTTGGGTCGTGGTTTTGTTGTCTAACTTAACATTTTGTATCTCATTGTCGCTGAGATTAATGTGATGTAAATATTCTATTGCCATAGTGCTTTAATTTAAATATACTTTACCTTTTGTGAGGGTTCTAAATGTGATTTTAATAACGTTCAAATTTACATATTCTACAGCACCATACACAATATTATCATATTCATCAACGAGTGTGACTGATGGTTTCTTATTTAAACTATGTGTTACGTCCCATTGTGCTGATGCTGAAGCAAAAGTTTTCTCATATGTAGCAAAAGGGTTATAGGTTGGAACATTTTGTAAAGATGTCCATGTAACACTAACTCCTGTAGAATAAATTTGAAGAGATTCCGATGTTAGTTCATTTCCTGTATGCTCTCTTGGAACATCATTTCTTAGAACTCCCATAATATCTCTTATAATGTCTGTGTTGTCATCATCTGAAATACCTGCATCTAATCTTCTTACAAGCAAATCAAAATTTGTAATAACGAACTCATAATTTTTTTTGTATTTATCAAACAACGATTTATTATATCCATCGTATGTTTCTACTAAATTTTTTAATGTATTGAAATAAGATATTAATTCTAACTTAGTTGGTATCTTATGTACTTTTACAATGTCTCTTTTTACACTTCTAGAAACTACAGAAAACCAACTATATAACGTGCTTGCATACGTTACATCTACTTTCAAATCAACAATATATTTATTGTCATAAATTTTTGATTGAGTGTCTGCCAAAGAGTACTCTCTATCCTCAGTTGTAATACCTGTTGTTGTTTGATCAGCGATATTAGATCCATTTACATTGTTTTGTGCCACAAAAACCCTAGATACACTTGTAGTATTGTAGTTGGTAACATCATAACTAGGTGTTATATCCTTTACCTTAACTAAAGGTGTAAATTCATTAATATCTTGAAACGTTGTAAGTTTTATTTTATTGAAATCATAAATAAATGACTTTGTTTTAGAAACAGTTGGATCACTTCCTACTGTTAACATATACTCAATTTGATATTGACCTTGACTTACTTGCCCATCATTTGCTGACAATGGTAATTCATATTCAAAAACCGGTAAACTTCCTGAGTCTCCTGTTATGTCTACAGTACCTTCTCCAGGACTTCTAACTATACCATCCGGTCTTTTAATTTTAACATAAACATTTACTCCTGTTTGTGCTGTATCATATGTAGAGTTGTCCGTAACCTTCAACTTTGGAGTTGAGGTTAGATCGAATTGTATTGTAAAATCTATTGATACACTTCCTGTATCATTTGTGAATGTGCTCATATTTTAAGTAAAAAAAAAGTCGACCGCAGTACTAATTTCCCTTGGTCGACTTTCAAAACAAACCAACAACAAATTATTTAAGCAATTTTACGATTTCTTCGTAAACTAATTCCCCATTTTTGTTACTCAAAACAAAGTTGGTGAACCCTTGCAAATAACTTGATTTGGATGATCTTGGCACTTGTATAATAGTCTCTCCTGTAGAAACCCATAAAAATGTACTAGTAGCCTTATCAAATCTGATTATTTTTTTATCAATAGCAGCCTTACAGGTTGCTTGAATAGATTTATTTTTATCCTTACTTAATGTTATGAATTGTTGTGGATCTTTTTCAGCCATAATTTCTAACTCATCTCTAAGAATAGAAATATCTCTTTTTTCATCTTTATTTAAAGC